ACGTGCTTCTGCAGCACTTAGTATAAGTTCTTTCTTACCACTTTGATTTAGGGCACGTACTTTGTCGTTAAACATTCTTACGTGTATGCTTAGGTTACTGTCCATTTTGTTTCCTTAGTTCTTGTAGCATTTCTTCCTGTGTGGCAAACGGTCCACGGAATGGATATCTATTTAGTGTGATAAGTTTAGGGCAATAAGCCTTGGCCCAATGACTTTCAAATTGAACTATATAATATCCTGCACAGAAATAACTTTTGCTTTTTGCTGTCTTGGTATATACAGGCAGCTTTCTAGTTACATCATACAATTCGTTATGTGGCTTGGCCTGTGTTGGGTAACCATGTATGTCGTTACCTGCTATCTTAGATGACTTCTTATTAACTTTATCAAAGGTAATGTTATACTCTTTAGATAAAACTTTAATTGAAGTAAACTTCTCTCGTTGATCATCGTGTACGTAAACAAAACCTCCATCCTCTACAGCTTGGATAGTAGCTACTTTATGTCCTTGGTCTTCTACCACCCAGAACTTATTCTTAACTACTGGTTTTGCAATTCGGTCTGCCATATTAATCATGTTTGCTTTAGTTGATGTTGCGTTATTATCTTACCTAGTGCCCGGTCAAAATCTTCTGCTTCTGGTATGATATGTAAGTCTGGTTCGTTGCCATATCCACCCTTGCCTATCTCAACAATATATCCACCTTGTGCACCATAGATGTTGATTGCGACTTTATGATTAGGAAACTTTTTGGTGTTTCCTGTAACATCACCTAAGGTAATTGGTGCTATGCCTGACATAGACATATTATATGTGCCTGATAATCCTTGACTCATTGTTTCATCATCTCCAACATAATAGACTGGGCAACTTGTTGAGCAAAGTCTTCATCTTCGTGTATCATGTACAATGTACTATTGTTGGAGTCTGTCTTGCGATCATAATTCCTACATTCAAGTATGTGTCCGCCTACTGCTGGATACAATACAAAATTCAAACCATCCTTAGCAGGCCTACTTGGTCCCGGAACGGCGTTATCAATAACCGAATAGACCTTATTGTGTTCTTCAGTTCGTGATAACCATTTTAATAACCAACGTCTTAGTTTCATTATTTTAACTCTTTCTCTTCTTGACATAGTATCTTCATCATTTCTAACTTATCGTGTAACTCTTGCAATCCAGGATGCTTTTCCATTAACTCTTCGAGCTCGCGTTCTTCGGCCATTTTCTTCTCAGCCCACGTAAGTATTTCTTTTGTATGTTCGCTAAGATCAACATTAGTAGATCCGTTAGCTATCTGCTGCCAGCCATTCCCGTCATACACTTCCAAACCGCCGTTGACATTAGAATTGTAACGAAGCGTTCCAGTACTTGGCTGTGTGGTATTAAGGTAAGGTTTATTTCCTGGATAAGTCTGCACGTTTAACCAGTTGCTATTTCCGTGTATATTGTTGATCATATCGCTTCAGTCATTAATATAGCTGCAACAAATGCAACAATCAAATAAGTCATTGCATGTAGCAACTGATCCAATCCTAACCACACCCAGTACCAGTGATCCTCGGGAGTTAGTCTTACACTAGCACGTACCTTGACCCAATCAATATGATAGTGTACAAAGGCATCAAACAAGGCTAGCATTAAACAAGCCTGCGGTGCTAGGAAGTGCATTAGTATAGCATAAGTCAAGGCAGCATGTAAACCTGCGTGTTCAAATCCACCAAGTCTACCATAGTGTCCTTTGTCCTTAAGCATACGCTTGGATTGCCAAACAAAATCCGCCAGGAAGTGTTTGACAAATAATAATGATAATACTAACCAAGTAGTCATTCTGCTAATTTCTCCCACATGTATTCAGACTCTAGCATGTGTGCTACAGGTTTAATCCATCCTTGACGCCACGCATGTTCAATCACGGTTTTATATTCTGGGGGGCAATCGGGCGAGATCATATAACCTGCACGACCCGATACGGTCATACCATCGGTGATATAAAAACCAGGATCATCTTGCAGAATCATTTTAATTTTTTTCATTCTATCCCATACTTCATTTTAAGATCGAACATAACTTTCTTTAATGCTGCATTATATCCGGTTTCCCAATCAGTATGTTCTTCTTGAATCATTCTTGCCTCTATAAGCTCTAAGAATTCGTTAACTGTTGGTATCATAGAAATCCCCACATAATTGATAACTTCCAAACAACAAATTCATAGATAGTATGTCCTTCTTGATCACGACATTTACCAATTCTAAACCAATGTGTTAGTTCCTGTCCACGATCAGTAATCGTAACCCACGCATCATTGGCGATTTGCCATTGTCCAATTAAGCTACCAATTTTAAAATTGTGTGTAGGGTTAGTACACCGAGTAACTTCAAAATACTTTCTAGCTTCATGTTGCATTTGGGTACTCCGCACTTAGAAATTCACTATAGTTTGTTGCATGCTCGCTGAGTTTGTTTAGTTCATACTTGCCGCAGAACTTGAGAAACTTAGTACCTACTTGTCCTACATTTTTTGGTACACTACCTGTAGTAATAGTTTCTGTGATTTTGGCTTTAATTTCTGCGGGTTGTGCTTTCAAGTCAACCAATACCACGTTGCGATTGAAGTCGTCGATAACTCGGTGCTCCACGCCCTCGTGGTCGGTCCATCGTTGTAGCATAAGATTGTTCCAGTTAAAACCCTTGCTATTACGATCTTGGTAAGCTTCAGTAAGTCCCACTTTGTTTTTACTGCCTTTAGTCCTGACTCCCGGATAAGCCGAGAAGATGTTATCAGTCGGATCGCCCCGCATACATTTCTCAAAAAGTATCCAGGATGGGTCGGGAATGACTTTTGGAAGTTTGGTCTTTTTGTCAATTACTAGTTTACCTTTTTTGTCCAATATGCCTTCAAGCGTGTGAAGCTCGTCTGCGATACCATTGTATTGGTTGACGTTTGGCGCGAGTAGTTGATGAAAGTCTGTATCGGAAGAAACAATCGTGTGGTGGTCATCTGGATGCGATTGTATCCAACCAGCGACCAAGTCGTCCGCCTCAAGTTCTGGGTGCTGAAGAACTGTGCAATTAGTTTTCTCACTAAGAAAAGATTTGAGGTCGTCAAAGGCTTCCCAAAATAAACGATCTTCCTCCGCCTCTGATTCCGTGAGGGCTGCACGAGCAACTGCACGATTAGCCTTGTAAGGTTTATAGAAGTCTTTACGCCACGAACGACCTTCGAGGCAGAATATAACGTGGTCTGCTTTTTGCTCTCTCCACGCTTTATTAACCGAGCTAAGGGTAACATGAATAGCGAATCCTAATTTATCCCATGTGTCCGATTGACGATGCGCTGAATGACGGGCACGAAAGAATGTGTTTGCGGTGTCTACGATTAGATATCTCATGTAGTAATAATAGCATATTATAATAATTGTGTCAAGCGGGGCATGAGGAAATCTGCCCATTTGTCATGTGCGTCTATACCAAAATGGTATGAATCAGGATTCACCGTTTTGCATCCATTTTGTTTGAGCCAATGATAGTAAGTAAACTCTTCGGAATATGGATCAATATAATTGTTACCCCAATCATATTGAGCTAAACCATTTTGTCTAATATGGGAGAAACAAGAAAAGGTATTAAAGAATAAATGCGGTATTGCTAAATCTTTAAGAACATTATGAAATTGCCAAATGCTTTCGTGTTGCTTTATTTCATCTTCCGCATAACGATCCGCAGCAGCAATAACCCATTCTTTATATTTGGGCATTAGGTCATCTGGTACCATGTCAGTACCACCTGCAGTTACTTGATAGTATTCATTATTGTGTAACCATTCTTCACGTTCCCAAGTAGCCCAACCAATAATGATAGCATCTGGCTGACCTTCTTCCTTGATATATTGGTGTGTGGTTCTTATTATTCTTGCATTACTGCTGGCTGACTCAGCATCAGTATGGTATATAGCAAACAGTCTGTTAGCAATATTACAACCATAGCTGACCCGTTCGTTTTCTGGATGCGGAATGCGACCCAGTGCATAGTATAAACTATCGTCTTGTGCAAATGCATAGGGAACAGCCGCTTCTGCGGCTGCACTATGACTGTCACCATTTACATAAAGGATCAAGAGACCTCGCTACGTCCGTCGCCTAAATCACGCTTTTGTATAATACGTGCTTCTGGTGGTTGATTAGCTTCCCACTGTTCGTAGTTTTCTGCAAGTACATTACGACAAATAGTTTGGAACCATTGGTCAACTATTTGTGCATCATCACGACCTTTGTATCCTGCTTTAACTAACCTTGCTACAAAGATATCATTCCAATCTAATTCAAATGCACCATTCTCTACGTTGTCTGGATCTATTTCTACACTAGTCACATTAACGTAAGGTTCACCTTTCTTGGTAGCAGCATCCTTAGCACTGGCACTAACTTTAAGTTTAGGTGCTGCAGGTTTTGCTGCTGTCTTTTTAGCTGCTGTTTTCTTTGCAGGAGTTTTCTTTGCTGCCATTAAGTTCCCCATTCATTCTTAAATAGTGGTACTTGTAATCTATCGCTGTACCGCATACCATGTTTCATTGCTAGCAATGCTACATTTTTATTGTTCATTGAATATACACTTTCAACACCACCAACTGGCATCAAGTATACAGGACCAACGAAACCAGCGTCTCTATATATCTTAGTAACTTCTAATGCTTCTTCTGCATCCGCCTCAGTAGCAATAACAAATTTAAGATATGTATATCCAAAACGTTCATAGTCTACTACAATCTCTGGCTTAATTGCATCTTCACGCAATTCACCACTAGCACCTAGTTTAGCACTAACACTGAATGTTAATGCAAAGTAGCCTCTATTATGTGTCCAGCTATTGGGTTTCCAACGTAAGTAGTCTTGGAACTCTTGAGTCAATGGTTGAGTACCATTTGTTTCGAAAGTCAATTCTTTTAATGCTGCCATTTTAGGATGCGACAGTAAATCAATATAACTACGCTGCCAACCTAATAATGGTTCTCCTCCGGTGATAACAAGATGCTCATCCCGCCATTCTTTGTGTGGCAAACTATCCACAATCGCTTCCACGATACTATCCGTTTCAAGCACTGGACTAAGATGTTTAAATCTCGGATCCCAAGAAGCGTAACTATCGCAACCGGTACTAACCAGAGGAAGTTCATTGTAAGATTTATAGTTATCAATTGATTCGGCTACCTTGTCTACTTCAGTACTTAGCTCGCCTCGTGGCATGCCAAATCCTGCACACTTAAAGTTACAGCCAAATGTGCGTAGAAACACAGACGGGACGCCCATATAACGTCCTTCGCCTTGTATGCTATAAAACAGTTCTGCTACTTTGATTTTACTCATTTTTATTTTTTCCTATTCCATGGAATGATTTCACCGGATGCAATTTTTGCTAATCTTGATTCGGATATTTTCTTTTTTGTTTCTTCTGATAATGGCTTTCTAGCCACACCTCGTCTTGCGGCACTCATTTTAGCTTTAGATTCTTCAGAATGCTTCCATCCAAGTCTGCTTAGTTTTGCTTTGTGTTCGGCCGACAACTTAGTACCATATCGAGGGTTGTTTGCACCAGAGTTACGTTTACTAATTGCTGCACGTTCTTCATCTGTTATGATTCGTGCTTTATGACTTTCACTCATTTTTTTACGAGTTTCTGCGGTATGGGTTTTACCTAGCATAGCACCACCATGCTCTTGTATACGTTTTAAATGTTTTTCTCTTTGTTCTTCAGTCCATTTGTGTCCAGGTTTGCCTTTACGTACTAAACTAGAATTCCTTCTATGTTCTTCTGTATGCTTACGACCTTTCATTGTTTCACTCATTTTTTTACGATGACTTTCAGATGGGACTCTTCCTGTCATTAGTTGCGTTTGATGTTCTACTATAAAAGGTCTAATTTTTTCATAAACACGACTAGTAATAAGAGATGAATATCTATGTTGGTCTGAAGATTTTGCCCGCATA